GAAAGTCGTTTAGACCAATAAAAGTAAGATGCTGGCTTATACCGGGAGCTGTTGTAGTAAGGCTGGCCAATCAGGGTAACGAATGATTTTAATGTAACACTTTAGCCGTTACAAAACGGTTATTTTTGACCTATATTATAGAGGGACTTTTTAAGACTACTTTCGAAAGGATGATTTAAATACTTTAAGTTTAATAAATATAAAAAGGATGGTTTATATTTGGATTTAGAAAAGTAAATTCACAGTAGGAAAAACTTTATGCATTATAGTTTGAAGTCTATTGACAAATAATTGAAATAAAATGTATAATTTTCTTGTGATTACAGGATTATACATTATAAGAAAAATATGAAGTGGAGGTGTAATTATGTATTGTAGAAAGAAAATATTATCATTTATTATGGTGATAATTATATGCATTGTAAGTATTACAGCTTTTGCAGAAGTAACAACAGGATATGAGCATTTTAGCGTTGGTAGCCCACAACGTACAATAAATATAATTCCATGTCTTATGGGCAAAACTATTAAATATGGTGTAATTAATCATACTGGTGATGCTATTTATTGTACTTTGATGTATAGTAAAAAGTCTGATATGTCATATCCGGTTGATAAGGGCCCATTTGTTATATCTAAAGGAGTATCATCAGGATATAATACAAGAACTGTAGGCGATGATAATTCATATTATCCAACTGGATATTATTGGGTAGTGGTATCATTGTACAATGGTGGAAGTGCCTCTGGTGATATGTATTGTTCCACTTATTAAAACATTAATATTTTATGCAATTTTACTTAAAATATAATCTTGTATATCATATATTGATTTATGACATATGTTAGAGATAAAAACAGCCCTTGTATCATATCATAGGGTTGTTTTTTATTTTGTAAACAAAGGTGATATATGAATGCTGTGAAAGAAGCAAATAAGATAGTTGATAATTATGAAGCCTGGAAAAGGGTGGATGTTAAAGCTACAGTCAAGCAATGGTTTCTTAATGTTTTGGGGTATTTATTAATTGAGATATTTGTAACTTTGATTGTCATTGGAACTGTAACGTTGATAAGGATGTGATCATAAGCATTTGAAATTTATTTAATTGCAATGGTAGGCAGCTGGAATGCTGTGTTTATTGACTGCAACAGCAGCATTCATAGTAAATTGCGTGACATAAACAGAATGTTTTCATTGTAAACAGCTTATTTTTCCAGCAACCAAAAACCTCAAAACCCAGTAATATCTAAGGTTTTAAAGAAAAGCAACAAATTTGGGGAAAAAGGTACTTTCTTGAAAAATTTTTTACTGCGGATCGCTCGCGACCCAGATTCCAACTAGATGCAAAATTCAAATCGAATTTCCTTCCCAGGAGGTGAAAAGGATGCCAAGATTAGTAACAGCAAAAGAGCTCTCAACCATAATGGATCTAACTGATAGAAGGGTTAATCAGTTAGTCACTGAGGGCATAATCGAAAAGGAAATTGAGGGAAATTTCGATGTCATGAAGTGCATAATTAGTTATTACAAAAATAAGGCTGGAGTTGAAGCAGGTATAAACTATGAAGTTGAAAGGGCACTTCATGAAAAAATCAAAAGGGAAACAGCTGAGATTCAACTTGCTGAACTAAGAGGAAATATGCATAATGCTGATGATGTTAAAAGAGTCTTAACAGGAATGTTAATAACTTTTAAAAGTAAAATACTTGCAATACCTGGTGCAGTAGCGGCGAGGCTTACTAATCAAAGTAATCCCAATGTTATTTCAACTGTTCTAACAAAAGAAGTGAAAACAGCACTCCAGGAGCTCAGTGAGTATGATGCAAATTTATTTATAAGCAGGGATAGCTCATGAGTGCTGAAACAATAGATATTAAGACTATTGATTTATTCCAGGGAATAATTAAGATCATAGCACCGCCACCAGATATTAAAATCAGCAAGTGGGCTGAGGAAAAGAGGGTACTGAGTAAAGAATATGCTGCAGAATCCGGAAGGTGGAGAAATGACCGTGCACCGTACCAAGTTGAAATTATGGATGCTGTTTTGAATCCTGAGACTGATAAAGTTATCTGTATGACAAGTGCCCAGGTTGGGAAAAACGCACTTTTGGAAAATATAATGGGATATTATATTGACATTGACCCATGTCCGATGCTTTTAATAGAGCCGACTCTGGAAATGGCTGAGGATTATTCTAAAAGGCGTATAGCTCCACTTATAAGAGACACAAAAGTACTTCGCGAAAAGGTTTCAGAAACAAAAAGCAGAGATTCAAATAACACAATGCTTTCTAAAAATTTTTATGGAGGGTCCCTTGTTTTAGTTGGTGCAAATAGTCCTGGAGGTCTTTCTTCTAAATCCATAAGAATAGTGCTTGCTGATGAGGTTGATAGGTTTCCAACATCTGCAGGAACCGAAGGTGATCCGATCAAACTTGCCGAGAAGAGAACTATAACATACTCCAATCGTAAGTTTGTTTTTGTTTCTACTCCTGGAAATAAAGGTTGTAGCCGCATTGAAGACGAGTACATGATTGGAACTCAGGAGAAATGGAAAAAAGAGTGTCCTCATTGTGGTGCTGACATTTATATCAATATCCATGGCATGAAGTACCAATATTCAAAGGACCAAAAAGGCAATTTCACTGTGTGGGACATAAAATTTGAGTGTCCTTGCTGCTTAGAATCTTTTGATGAGGTGACTTGGGGGCAGCAGCCTGGCAATTGGATATCTGATAATCCTGAAGCAAAGAAAGTAAGAAGCTTTCATGTTAATGCTTTTGTTTCTCCATGGTGGACTTGGGAAGCAATTCTCCTTGAATATCTGCAAAGCAAAGATGATCCGGAAAAGTATAAAACATTCGTTAATACAGTACTTGGCGAGTCCTATGAGGAAAAAGGGGAGATTGAAACCGAGGACATTTTACTTAAACGCAGGGAGGATTATCCAGCGGAATTACCTGACGGGATTCTAATTTTAACTTGTGGCGTGGATGTTCAGGGAGACAGGCTTGAGTATGAAATAGTAGGATGGGGTAAAGGTGAAGAAAGTTGGGGGCTAAAGAGAGGGTTTATTCTTTCTGATCCGGAGATGCAAATAACATGGGATGCACTTGACGAAATCTTAAGCTGGCCATTTAAATTTCAAAATGGTATTGCTCTTAATATAGCTGCAACTCTTATAGATTCAGGCGGTAGAAGTACTTCACAAGTTTATAAATATTGCAGAAAGAAACAACTGCAAGGAAAATATATATTTGCTTGTAAAGGAATGGGCGGTCCAGGGATTCCGTTAATATACAAAGTAACTCGAACTAAGGCAACAAAGAAAAACAAGATTGATAGAGATGCTGAAAATTGTGCTTTGGTAGTTTTAGGGGTTGATAATGGCAAATCATTAATCATGAGCCGCTTGAGAATGAAAGAAGCTGGTTCAGGATATATGCATTTTCCTTTAAATGATGATTTAGGATATGATCAGCTGTATTTCAAAGGTCTTATATCAGAAAAGATTGTTTTTGTCAAAATGAAGGGCAGAAAGGTACCACAATGGAAAAAAGTAAGCGAACATGTTAGAAATGAGCCTCTTGACATGCGAAATTATGCTTTAGCTGCTGTAAAAATGCTTAATATTGACTTCGAAAAGCTTGAAAAAAGGCTAAAAAATCTTCAAGAATCGCTCGAAAATCAAGCAAAAACAGAGCAAAAACAACTTGAAAAGACTCAAAAAATAGTTAAAAAACGTGTCAGAGGCGTTGTAAATAGAGGAATTGAAGTGTAGAAAGTTGGTGATTTGGTTGGCTTATAATGTTACAAATACAGAAGAAAGACTTCAAATGACAAGGGAAAGACTAAATGCTTACTATAAAGCAGAACTTGCCATTATTGAAGGAGCTCAGGAATATTCAATGGGATCAAGGAAGTTAACCCGTGGAGACCTGGCAGAGGTAAAACGAACGATAAAAGAACTCGAAAATCTCTGTAGTGATCTCCAAGCAAAGGTTAACGGTCAGGGAACCAGAAGAGCTTATAGAGTTACAATAAGGGATTTATAAGGTGGTGATGATTTGAATATTTTTGATAAATTTTATATGGCGGTTAGCCCACAAAGAGCCTTGAAGCGTGAAGTTGCACGTACAAGGCTTTCTGTTTTGCAAAGTTTTAAAAATTCTGGATATGACCAGTCTGGAGCAAGCAGAAAGAAAAAGTCGATGAAAGGCTGGAGGGCAAATTCCAAGAGCCCTCAAGAGGATATAGACTATAATCTTGATATCCTTAGGCAGCGTTCCAGGGATTTGTTTATGTCTGCACCTTTAGCAACATCGGCAATAAAAACAAACAGGACCAATGTTGTTGGTGCTGGACTAAAACTAAAATCACGAATTGATTTTAGTACTCTTGGAATAACTCAAGAGCAGGCTCAAGAATGGGAGATACAGACTGAAAAGGAATTTGCATTGTGGGCTGAATCGAAATGGTGTGACTCTCAGCGGCTGAATGATTTCTATGAACTACAACAGATAGCCTTAATGTCATGGCTTCTGAATGGGGATTGTTTCGGAATTGTAAGACAGGATGATACAACCAAGTGGATGCCATATGGCTTGAGAATTCATTTGGTTGAAGCTGACAGAGTCTGTAATCAAACAATGTTTACTCAAGTTACAAGCTTTCTTCCTGCAAAGCCTAATGTTATAGGTACCAATAAACAAAATGACAACCCAATATACAACGGCGTGGAAGTAGATAAGAAATCTGGTGCTGTTGTCGCTTATTGGATTTGCAATTTCTATCCTCAAAGTTTAATAAATCTTGGTGCAAAAAAAGAATGGGTGAGAATAGAAGCTCATGGCAAGAAAACAGGAAATCCCAATATTCTGCATTTAATGGAGCAGGAGCGTTGTGAACAGTACAGGGGTGTTCCTTATCTGGCACCGGTTATTGAAGCATTGAAACAGATTTCCAGATATACGGAAGCGGAGCTTACATCAGCTGTTATTCAATCATTTTTTACTGCTTTTATTTATGTTGATGACAAAAGCAATAAGGGTGATATTCCATTTGATGATGTAATGCCGCAAGAGGAACAGGTTGAGGATAAAGTAACGGATCCTAATTCCTATGAACTTGGAGCCGGAACAATTAACGTGCTTGGTCCAGGAGAAAAGGTAGAAATGGCAGATCCAAAAAGACCGGCTTCCGGGTTTGAGGGCTTTGTCACTTCCCTTGCAAAACTTATCGGTGCAGCTCTTGAATTGCCGGTTGAGTTGTTGCTTAAAAGCTTTATGGCTTCATATTCAGCGAGCAGGGCAGCGTTGCTGGAAGCTTGGAAAGCTTTTCGTATGAGGCGTAAATGGTTTGCAAATGACTTCACACAGCCGGTATATCAGATTTGGTTGGCTGAAGCAGTAGCAAGAGGAAGAATTAAAGCTCCTGGATTTTTCAATGATCCCTTAATTCGAAAGGCTTGGTGTTCAGCTGAGTGGGTAGGCCCTGCACAAGGTCAGATTGACCCAGTTAAAGAAGTTGATGCTGCTATTCTAAGAATTGACCGAGGCATATCAACCCATGAAAGGGAGACATATGAGCTTACAGGAGGAAACTGGGACGATAACATAGCCCAGCTCAAAAAAGAAAATGAGCTTCTTGCAGCAGCAAGGAAGCCATTACAACCAAAAACGGAAGGAGTGGCCCCATTTGGAGAACAAAAACAAAATAATAGTGGTTGACGGACCTGCTCCCGGAAACTTTGACAAAGATAAGTTCTGGGAGTTTAAAAATCTATCTGAATCTGAGGCAGAGCTAAATATTTATGGTGAAATTGCCTCGAAACGTCCATGGTGGGACTGGGAAGGGGAAACTGTTACTCAGAAACAATTCATTGACGAGTTGAAAGCATTAGGAAACAAAACAAAAATTACCCTCAGGATTAATTCACCAGGAGGGGACGTTTTCGCCGCACATGCAATATATTCACAGCTTAAAACACATTCTGCCACAATTGAAGGGATTGTTGATGGAATAGCAGCTTCGGCAGCAACTATTCCTTTATGTGCATGCGACACAGTAAAGGTGTATTCCAATGCAATGCTGATGATACATAATCCCAAGGTAGTGTTATTTGACATGTATGAAGCCTCTGAACTTAATAAGCTTTCAGATAGGCTTGATAAAATTAAAGGTTCTATTATTGCTGCTTATAAATCTAAGTGTAGCTTGGAAAAGAAAGAACTTAGTAAGTTAATGGACAATGAAGAGTGGATAACAGCTGAAGAAGCGTTGGAGTATGGATTTGTTGACGAAATCATGTCTGATAATCAGTTTGAAGATATGGCAATCTCAAACGATGGCCGGTTTTTATTTGTAAATAATATAAAACATGATATCAGCAGATTTTCAAACAAACCAAATATATTTGTGCCGATAAAAAACAATTCTCAGCCCCCGGCTGTGAATAATAAACAAACCCAAAACAAGGAAGGAGATAAACCTATGTCATTTAAAACAGTTGACGAACTTAAGGCAGCGTGTCCTGACCTGGTTAAGCAAATTGAAGATGCAGCCAGGGTCGGAGAAAGGATTAGAATAAAGAATATAATGGATATTTCGAAAACCATTGATTCTGGTTTGGTTAATAAAGCTATGTTTGAAGAGCCTATGGAAGCAAAGGATTTAGCTTTCGAGGCACTTAAAGCAGATTCAGGAAAAGGAACTCAGTATCTTAAAGATACTAAAGAAGATATTCAAAACTCAGGAGGTAAGGAAGTAAAAGGGACAAACAATGATGGGAAAAAACCAGATGAAAAGCCTAAGACTGTGCAGGATAAATTTAAAAATTTTGCTGCACAGTTTGATGCTGCGGCGAGAGGAGTGAAGAAATAATGGTCGGGATTGAAATATTGGGAAGCATGACACCTGATAACCTTATTGGAGGTCAGGAGATAGAGTTATTGACCACAAAAGTTACTATAGCTTCAGGTCAAAAACTTAAAAGAGGAACTGTTTTAGGAATTGTTACGGCTTCAGGAAAGGCAAAAACTGTATTAAACACAGCTAACGATGGAAGTCAAACTGCAAAGTTGGTTCTTTGTGATGATGTAGATGCATCTATGGCTGATAAAGAAGCATTTGCATATAAAACGGGCATGTTCAATAGAAGTGCTTTAATTGTAGGCATTAATGACACAATAGCAAACCATGAAGCGGAGCTTAGGGCAGTGCATATTCACCTTAAAGCTGTTTTGCTTTACTAATAAAAGGAGATGATATAAATGGCAGATATAAACCTTTTTACACCTAGAAGCATGTCACCAGCTTTTGAAAAAAATATGCCAGTGACTACTTTTATTAAGGACACATTTTTTGGAGAGGTTAATCTACACCCAACAGAAAAAATAGATATGGATTTTAAAAAAGGTGGATATATTGTTGCACCTTTTGTTGCTCCACGAGCAGGAGGAGTAAACGTAGGACGTGGAGGATATGAAACCAAATCATATATACCACCACTAATAGCACCTGAAAGACCTATTTCACCTGATGTATTGCAAATGCGTTTGCCAGGTGAATATATTCACACAACCATGACACCAGAAGAAAGACAGGATTACTATTTACAAAGAGATACCCAAGAATTACATGATTCTATAACTCGTAGAGAAGAAGTGATGTGTGGGCAGCTAATATCTACTGGTAAAATAAGTGTTCGTCAATATGCAAGTGATGATCTTGATGATTATATTGATGAAGATATAGATTATCAAATACCAGCATCAAACATCGTTACTCTCACTGGTGATGAAAAATGGAATGGGGCATCTGCCAAGATATATGAAAATTTAGAAGCTGGAGTTGAGGCGGTGCTTCAAGCTGGATATACTCCAGAGTATTGCATCTTAGGAAAAAATGCTTGGACAGAAATGAGAAAAGACCCTACAATCCTTGAGATGATGAATAAGCTCAAATTTGACATAGGAAATTTAAAACCAGAGCTAAGAACAAAAAACGGTAACGGATTAAAGTATTGCGGAACTCTTACTGAGCTTGGCATAGATTTGTATACATATTACGCTTGGTACAAGGACTATGATGGAACTCTTAAACCTATTTATCCAAATGATAGGTTTTCTATTCTACCTTCTAACTTTGGAAGCATTGAGTATGCTGCAATAACACAAATCGAGGATGACGAAATGTTCCATACATATGAGGCCGCCCGTGTACCACAGATAATAATTAATAAGGGAAGCAATGTCAAAAAGTTAAGATTGCAGTCAAGGCCAATACCAAAGCCTTATGATATAGCTGCAATTACAACTTACAAAGTACTGTAGGAGGTGCCGCATGTATAAAGTTAAAAGAGGTACCGTAAAAGTCAACGGGAAAGATTATTTACCCGGACAGTCATTGCCAGAACTGGATTTTGAAGATATAAAAAGCTTATTAGCTGAGAAGTTGATTGAAGAAGCTGATCAAGGATCTCATACATTGGCTAACTTTGGTGTAAGTGTTGCAGCTGACAAACTTGAGGAGTATTCAAAAGGTTTAGAAGATAATGCAATATTGAAAGTCGTTACTAATGATGGGCAGGTGGAGAGTGTTGTATTCAACAATGAGGATGAACCTGAAAATTTTCATGAGGATGCAGATGCTGAAGGCTTCAATGTTGATTTCAACATAGATGATTATGTTGCTGCTGAACCTGAAAAGGCACTTGAAGAAAAGCCAAAAGATGAACACAAAGAGAAAAAGGCCAATTATAAAAAGGGGGGTAAGTAATTCTATGGCTATCAAATTAACATTTGGAAAAGTTGTGGAGGGTGATATAGTGCATCGCCCTCCTGCTATTATTACTACTCTATCAAAAGAAGAGGAGGAAAAAATAATAGCAGCCGGCAATGCCGAACTTGTGGAAGAGAATGAGCATGGAAAGAGGGGAAAGCATGTTCAAAGATCAGATAGCGAATGACTTGGAAAAGGTGTTTTTGAACGATACAGAGTTTAGTGAGACTGTAAGGATTGACGATAAGGACATAGTTGTAACCATAGATTATGATTTGACTAAGGAAAGTTATAGCGATTATGACGGAATCATAGTTGGAGATATAAAGTATTTTACCAAAGCAAGCAACTTTGTAAAAATACCGAAATACAGGGATGTTCAAAGATTTAATGGAAAGGTCTGTACTATACTTGATATTAAGAACGACACTGGAATGTTGGAAGTGATTTTACAAAGAAATGAGGGTTGACTATGTCTGTAGTTATAAATATTGATACAAGCTCATTACAAAGGTTACAACGTGAGATGAGAACTATTCAAAATGAAATACCATCAGCTGCAGCTTCAGCCCTAAATAGGACTGTTACTTACACAAAAACACAGTTAAGCAAGGAAATCCGGGAGAGATATGCTATTAAAGCCAAGGACCTTAATGGGAACTTCAAAGTCAGAAAAGCAAATAAATATAAATTAGAGGCTTCCATTAATTCTTCTGGTAGGCCTCTTACTTTACCCAGTCATTTTAATGTTACCCCTCGTAATGTTGTACCTGGAAGAAGGTATATAGTAAGGGCAAAAATCAAAAAAAGGCAGGCCCAGGCTATTAACACAGCACCTGCAGCATTTATTGCAACATTAAGAGGCATAAAACAAGTAGTTCGAAGAGAAGGCCCTAACCGGTATCCTATCAAGGTATTGAGAACTCTCTCGATACCTCAGATGGCAAGCAATGACCAAGTATATGACAAGGTTGAACGGCTTGCAAAAAATAAGCTTGATGATAGGGTTATACATGAAATTAATTGGAGACTTGCTAGAGCAGCCCAAGTTGTACATTAGGAGGTCATTATGTTATACATTTTGGAAGCCCTTAGGGACTTTGTTTATAATTCAACCGAGAATATATTATTTACAAGACCTGATACTAATGAAACAGTGAGGCCTCAAGTATATATTGGTTGGACTCCTCCGAAGAATCTTAATCCAGATGATTACGACATTCCTGGAATAATAATTGGCATTCCCGAAGGTAGCGAGGAGGATGATAGTAGCATCCTTAATGTAACTTTTACTTTTGCAACTTATAGTCCTGGAGCTGATACAACTAAACTTGATATGCAAGGATATAAGGAGCTTTTATATCTGCAGAATTTTGTTAGATATAAGCTTTTGTCAAAGAGAATTATTAATAGTAAAACTACAGTACAAAAACCTCTTACATGGGGAGTACCTGAAGAGCAGCCATACCCTTATTGGGTTGGGTGGATGAAATTTCAGGCAACAATACCCACCGTTAATTTTGAGGATATTGAAAATGAAGTGCTGGATTTTTTATCTGCAGAGATAGAAATACCGGCAAACAAACTGGAAAGGAGTGAATGAGCTTGGCATATAAACATGGAATCTACGGAACAGTAACATCATCAAGCGGAAAGTTGCCTCCAGAAGGAGTTAGCACTCTTCCCGTTTATATTGGTACTGCTCCTGTTAATCAAGCGGTCAGTGCCTCAGTGAGCATACCAGTGTTAGTAAGCAGTTTTGAAGAGGCTATTGCAAAATTTGGATGGTCTGACGATTGGGCAATATTTACGCTGTGCGAAGCTATATATGCACATTTTAAAAATCCCGTTCAGCCAATTGGTCCTATTATATTGATTAATGTAATGGATCCTTCGGTTGATCAAACAACAGCTACAACATCGGTAAGTATAACCTTCACTAATAAGATAGGGTATGTTGATAACCAAAAAGCTATTTTGAGCACTTGTGCCATTGCTACAAAGGTTATAAATACAGACTTCAAGGTTGAGTATGTCTGGAAAGATGGAAAATATCAGATAAAAGTAACTGATATATCAACTAGTGGACTTACATCACCTCAGACAATGACCTTCAAGGAAATGGACATTACCAAAGTTGATGAGAATGATATTGTAGGCGGTTACAACTCCACCACTGATGCAAGATTGGGACTTTCAGCCGTTGATCTTATTTATCCCTTACTTGGTGCTGTGCCGACTATCTTAGCAGCTCCCGGATGGGGTCACAAAGCAGCTGTATATAATACATTGTTAACAAAATGCCAGGATATTAATGGACATTGGGACACAATATTTGTGGCTGATATTGATAGCACATCTTCGGGTACAAAGGCTATATCAGCAGCTAAGACCAATAAAACTACTAATGTATTAGATTCTAAGTACTGCAAACTATGTTGGCCAAAGGTTAAGTATAACGGGAAAACATTCTGGCTTTCCACAATTGCAGTTGTCGCAATGCAGCAAACCGATTTTTATCGTGATAACATTCCGTTTGAATCTCCGAGCAATAAAAAGATTATGGCTGCGGAGCTTGTAGCTGCGGACGGTACTGCCATTAAACTTGATGAGGTTGGAGCAAACATCCTGAATGAAAAAGGTATTACGACTGCTATTTATACCGGAGGAGCATGGAGGCTCTGGGGGCCACATATGGCTAACTATGATGATGCAAATAAGGCAAATATCCAGCCGGAAGATTACTTTGATTCATCGATCAGGATGATCCAGTACCTTAGCAACAGTTTTCAAAAGGACTATATGGGAATGGTTGATAATCCTTTTGACCGTAGGCAGATTGAAACTATTTTGGATTCAGCTCAGATTTGGCTTAATGGCCTTGTTGCCCAAGGTGCTGTATTGTATGCAGAAATACAGTATAACAAAGCAGACAACCCGACAGCAGATGTAGCTGCAGGTGAATTTGTATTTAAAGTTAAGAGTACAACAATTCCACCTGGCAAGGCAATCACATTTAACA